GAGTAAGTCAACAGGCAAGATAATGATTTGTACTCATTATTGTGTTGAAAAGCCCGTGCAAAATGTGGAAAAGAAAAAAGCCCATCCAAGAGCGGAAATGCTCAAAGATGGGCCTTTGTTAAGTTTGAAACTTGGATATTTAAGCAAGTTCCAATCAAGTTCTAATCAAGCTGCAAACAAAAAATCCCCCGATCTGCCTACCTGTGTACCCGGCGCGGTGCGTTGGGCTTCGGTCAGATCAGGGGATTTTGTGCTGCCGTGGCGGCCAAATGAAGAAAATCAAGAACGGGGCCGCCCAGACCGGGCGCACCGCTCTCTACAAAGGCCAGAGCCTTTCAAGTAGGTTCATTTTAGCGCAGCTCCGGCGGCTTGTCAAGCGGGGCAGGAATCGCGCGGCGCGCATTTAACACGCGCAAATCGCGCGTTTTACGCTGATTTTACGCTGACTTTTTGCAAAAAGCGCGTTTAAGGCCGGATGCTCCCGGCATTTATGTCGGGAGCATACCATTTTCGTGAGGTGCCGAAAATGGTCATGTTTGCGTGACGGCACGAAAACGTCACATATAGGTCTTCTGGGCGCGTACCTGCGATTCGATCATCGGCTTGAGGTAGGCATCCACGTCGCCAAAGGTCTCCTTGATGAACAGGATCGTTTCATTGGTGAGGGACCTTTTAGCGGTTGCCAGAGCGTCGGCAAAGGCGCGTTTCTGGGCTTCCTCGTCAAACTTGTCCTGCTCCTTCAGGCTGTCAACGTAAGTCTGGTTGATGTCAGACACCGCGTTAGAAACGGCGTTTGCGGCGTTCTGGATGCAATGCTGCACAAACTGGTTATGCACATAGCTGTTGGCGATGCTGGCGGCCTTGTTGATGCCCCAGCCGAAAATAACGGTCAGAGCGGGGATGCAGGCGGTAATGGCGACTTTCATAAATTCATCCATGATTATTCTCCTTTGGTTTCGTCGTCCGGCTGGCTGTCGCCTGCCGGGGTTTTGATCTTGTGCTTCTTGATGGTGGCCATCGCTCCAAACTCGACCATCCACGGGGACGCCATGGCGGCAATGGCCAGACTGTCCGGTGCGGTCATGCTGTGCCAGTAGATGGCCAGAATTGCGGCGTCCAGCACGGTGCACATGAAAAGACAATAGATTACTGCCTTGTCCATAAAACGCCGCTGCGGGCGCTTTCTCTTGCGCTGGTGGCTGGTTGCGGGTGTGACGTTTATGTTCAGTTCCTGCACTGGTATCACCTCACAGCTTGGCAAGGTACTTGTTCGCGCCGGACAGCGCCCGCCACGATGCCGGGCCGCAGATGCCGTCCGCAACAAGCCCGTGCTGCTTCTGGGCAAGCATAAGGGCCTGCGTGGTTGCAGGCCCGAAAGTGCCGTCCTCTTTGATTTTGAGCAGCTTTTGCAGCATGATGATGGCGCTGCGGTTGGCTGCCCCGGTGCTGCCCTGTCGGATGGTGGGCAAAATAAAGGCATTGTATGTGGTCGAGGGATAGACGCCCGGCGACGTGCAAAGCCAGGTCGCTTTCCCGGCGCGGGTGTCCGCGTGGCACATAGCCGCCTCGGAATGCCAGTAGATGCCGATGCCGCCGAAGCCCACCGCCTGCGCGATGATGCCCAGCGCGACCGGATTCACGACCCGATCGAGGGTGCGCCAGTCGGCAGCAAACCCATAGAGGTGCTTGCTGTGCGAGCTGCCGTGTACCTTGGCATTGTGCGTGATGCAGCGATACCCGGACGTGACCTTCAACTTGACGCCCAGCACATCCCGGATGCTCTGGAGCTTGTCTACGAGCTCCAGATCGATCATCTGGGCGTCGCACTTCTTGCACTGGCATTCAAATTCATCCCTGGTAAAATTCTTCGTCAGCGCGGTTTTGTCACCGCGCTTATAGGTTACGATGCTCATTGAAAACAGCTCCTTAATTCATTCCTCCATGTTGTCCTGTTCGGACTTCTGTTTCAGGATTTCAATAGCCCCGGTCAGTGCCTTTGGAATCGGCACCCCCATCAGGCCAGCGTTCTCAATGATGGACAGGGTCTCATTCGCAATGAATGCGATCACAGTAGCGTCCCGGATAAAATTAGACCCCATCACTGTGTCGAGGTGGCAGGCCACCAGCACGATCAGCAAGGTCACACCTTTGCGGCACAGACCTTTCCACCCGGCGCGGGATTCCAGTGCGCCGTCTTTGCTCTTCGGGCTGGCGTGGAAAACCCCGGCAACCACAAGGCCCGTGATGTAATCGACCGCCATGAACAGGATCAGCGTCGAAAGTGCAGCATCCCATCCGCCGAATTGACTTGCGATCAGACTGCCGATTACTCCAACCATGGTGCAAACCCCGCTCCTTACTGCATCACCCATCTGCTTTTTACCTCCCGCACGTCAACGTGGACGAAGCCGTCCGTGTAGTATCGGCCAATACCGCCCTTGCCGGGCAGCAGGGTTTCGACGTAGGCCGCCAGTGTATCCACCGACACCCCAGCGATCCAGATGTCCGCAGCCTTTCCATAGAGGTGCTGGCTGTACTTGGACGACTTCTTCTGCTTGGCGTTGTGGCTTGCGGTGCGGAAAGCACTGTTGATGTTCACCGCCTTGCCGAAGTGATCCCGGATTTTCTGCAGCAGGGTCACAAGCTCATCGTCAATAAAGATCGGGTCGCTCCTATCCTTGCACTTGAACTCCCAGACGTGGAAGTTCTTGCTCAGTGCCTTTCCCCCATCCTTCGCATAGGAATAGGCTTTAATCGCCATCTTCAACATCTCCTTTCGGGCGCAGGTCCGCCCCGCACCCTCTCATGCAGCAGTCCACCATCAGCACACCAAACTCTGCTCGTTCAGTGGCAGTGTCCGCTCCCAGCGTTTCCATCCTGTCCAGCAGGCTTTCACAGAGGGCAGGCCAGCTTTTATGCTGCATACGGTTCACCAACGATCTCCTCGTACTCGTCCGCCGTAATCCATTTTCTTTTGACGGCCAGCTTTACCGTGGATTTCTTCCACAGGTGAAAATCGTAGTGCTGCTTCACGTCATCGAACTTCTGGCTGTGCTCAATCATGTTACATATCCTCCAAATTGATGTCGGTGCTCAGGGCAAGGAAGTCAAGCTGTGCCCGAATCTTCGCCTTGAAAAGATCATCTGCCGGGATTTCCCGCAGAATAAAAGCCCACTGGCCGTCCGGGGTATCGGCGGGCTGCATGATCTGCACAAGCTCTGCATTGTGCAGGGTGTCCGGGTAGGCGCACCCGGTCATATCGCCGTCGCTGGCAGAGATATGCACCTCCGACAGCTTGCCGTCGAACGTGTCCTCCGTGATCTCTGCGGGAGAGTGGAACGTGTTTGCGCCGTTGTTCAGGGTCAGGTTTTCAATGGCTGTGCCATCAGCCAGCGTAACCGTCCATGTCCTTTTTTCTTTTTCCATGTGATGTCCTTTCCGAACAGGTCTTTGAAAAGCCTGCTCATGTTGCGGATTTGCTGCCTGCTCATAAACTTGTAGTTTGCGCAAATCCATGATTTGAAATTGTTTTCGACCTCGCGGTATTCCATACGGCCATCATCCACCAGCCGCTTATAGGCTTTGAGCTTTCGCCGCTCGCGGGTGATAGCTTTCGGGTTGATCTTGCAGGTGATTTCGCCATCCGGGTGCAGTGAGTAGAGCATTTGCAGGTGGCGGTATTGGCCGCCCAGCTTGCAAATGTGGGTCTTTTTCTCATTGATGATAAGGCCCAGCTGTTCAGCTTCCCGGCGCACTCCCGCCATGGCTTCATGCAGTTCTTCTTTCGTGCGGGCGATCATGTAGAAGTCATCCGAATATCGGGCGGCTTCTTTGATTCCGCATACGATCTTGATGTGGTTGTCTATTGGCACCGGCAAGAAAATTCCCACGTTTTGCGAAATTTGATTGCCGATGTCCACGCCTTTCCGCAGCATCTTTTGCCCGGTCAGGGCGGATGCAGGAACGCCAAGGTTGAGCGTGGAACTGACTTTTTTCCGATACATTCTCTGAATTTCTTCATCGGAAAACCGGGACACGTCCAGCTCGTAGGTTTTGAACGTGGTGCGCAACACACCCATGACCTGCTCAAGCTCTGCTGGGTCTGCGATCTCCTTTGCGAGATACTTTTCCAGTTGAGCAAGAGCCACATCATGCAGGATATTTGCATAATACCCGGAAAAATCAGAAAACAGGATATAGCCCTCATTGCTGTCCTCCCGCTCGTAATACTGCCGCAGATGGACTTTGAAGCGGTGACGGTGGAACGCCACGCCCTTGCCCTTTTGCGATGCGGAGTTGTCGTATTGCAGGTACTTTTCCAGCAGCGGTGTTAGATACTCGTCGCAGGTCAGGTGCGACACAGCCTTGTCCGCCGTTGCTGTGCTGGTGATAAAGCGTTCATGCCCTCGCTCCTTGATCTCGAACTTCACGCCCGGCTGCGGCTCATAGGTTCCCGTTTGGAAAGCCCGTTGGAGCTTTGCCGTTTCAAGCAGGTGGTTCATCTCAAAAAGCTGTGTGCCGTACTTGTACGGTGACGGCTTGATCGCTTTCGTTCCTGCTTCGTACAGAAAGTTTGCATCCTCAAATTTTGTCATAGAAAATAAAAAACAGCGTGATAGCTCCATCGGTCGTAACTGGGAGCATCGCTGTTGATGCCCTTTCGGGGCTTTATCGCAGCTTTCGCCACGAAGGGACAGCCTTTCCTTTCGCAGAGCTGCACTGGGCTTTACCCATCATGTGCAGTTGCGAAATCCAAAGGCCCGACAGCAGGCCAGACGCCATTGGCGTTGCTGGCATTGTTGCAGTTCGCATTGCCGTTGCCGTTGCAATTCGCAAAATTGGCTGCCGAGACGACGAACAAAGGCTGCCCCAATGTGTTTACTGTTTCGGACTTGCAGCGGCTTGCGCCGCTGCTTTGAATCGTTTCGCGTCGGATTTTCGCAGGTTCTTGATGTAGGCCACCAGCTTATCAATTTCAAGCACAATGCCCGTGTATTTGTTGAAATCTGCCGGAATTGCTTCGGCCACATACTGCAATTCATCCTGTAACTTCCAGCAGGCGGCAATAGCTCTGTCAAGCTCAAGCCGCCGTGCATCAAGTTCCATCTGGCAAGACGGCCAGATGGAATTTGCAGCGCGGAGATGGAGCGGAATCTCGCGGGAAAGATCATGCATCCGCTTCCGCTCCTGCTCGATCAGCCACAGGTTGAAGTCCTGCTCCTGCTCTCGAATCTGCGTTGCCGCCTGCTCCCGGTCGGGGCCGGGCGGCAGGTACTTTGTCATGGTCTCGACGTGCTTTTCAAACTTCGCCTTGCTGTAGCCGAACGTCCTCGCAAGCTCGGACGTTATTTCCAAGCTGATTTTCCGGGCAAGATGCTGCGCTTCCAGCCTGGACGGAGTGCGTTCGTGTTTCGGGATGGACATTTTTCCACTTCCTTCCGGGCTGTCTCAATCCTGCGGTACAGGCCCGCAGGATGTTCGATCAGCCGATCAGCCCGACAGCAGGCCAGACGCCACGGGCGTTGCTGGCACCGCCGCAGTCCGCATCGCCGTAGCCGTCGCAATTCGCAAAAGCGGCTGCCGAGACGACGTCTCGCAGCCAGCACCACTGGTCACGAACGAAGCTCATCCACGGAGCCAGCCGGAAAAGGGGCAACTGGGATTTGTCGATCGTGTAGTTGCGGCAGGTGTTCCACGGGTCGGTGCCGTCCGGCATGGGCGAGAATTGCCGCCCACCATAAATCATGTTCTCGTTCATCAGGTCAACGGTACTGTCGTACCAATCGGAGCCAGTGGGCTTACCGTTTGTGACAGCGTTGAACAGATATTCGCGGTGATTCAGGATGTGAGCAGAGCCAAAAGCAGTGTTGAACGTGGTCTTTGCCTGCGTCAGACCGTTCTTGTACAGGTCAGAACCGACGTAGCCGCCCTCTGTCGTGTTGGTGGGGTTGAACTTGTAGGTGTACAGCTGGCTGCGGGGAATGACTACGGCGTGATGGGTATTGCAGGCCGTGTCGCCGCACTTATACCAGTAGTCAAAGGCTGCGATGATGTAGTCCATGCCACCGATAGACCAGTAGTCACCAAGGTACAGGTCTTTGAAAATGCCTGCTTTGATGGCTGCCCACTGTTCGCTCGTGACGCTGGTGCCCAGTGCCTTGCCCCTGTAGACCATGTTGTGCGTTGCGGCGTTGTCCTCGATGCTGAGGGCAGAGCCACCGCCGGGCATGATGATAGGACCAGTCAGCGTACCGCCGGACAGGGGCATGTAGGTCTGCTGCACTTCTTTCTGCAAGTCCTCTTTGGTCTTGTCAATCTTGGTGTTGACCTGCGCGATCTGCTGGTTCACCATCTTCACGGATGCAACGGCGGACGGGTCAACGGTTACGGAAATGTTGGCAAGGTTCGAGATTTCCATAATGCCGTACAGCTCAATGGAAAAATCGCTGTTCTCCGTGTGGGACGGGATTTCCACGCCGCGGTCGTCCTGCATAATAATCAGCAGGGTTTCTTCGTCATTGTCATCGGCCAGCTTTGCATAGATACCGACCTGATGCAGGATGTACCCGGTTTCCACGCTCTCATTGGTGATCTGGATTTTGATACGCTTGCCAGCATCGCCGCCGCTGCTGTCGGTTGCATCCTCGATGCCAAGGATTTTAAGGGTCTGCTTCTGTTCCTTCACGTCGGTCAGTGCTGCCAGCGATTCCGCTGCCGTGGTGCCGGAGCCGCCCACGGCTTTGGTGATCGTCATGGTTGCGCCGGACAGAACTTCGCTCATCATTTTCGTGCCGACGTTGGTATACAGACTGTTGTTCCAACTCATGTGTTCATACCTCCAATTTTGATTTCAATTTGTTGCCGTACCGCTGCCACGCCTACCGGGGCCGGGGCTGTTGCCGTATGGTCTACCGGGCGAATATCGCCCTTGATGCGGGCTGCCATCTGCATACGGTACGCAGCACAGCCCGCCGTGGCGTATGTGGTGGCCTTGTGGTCTTTTGGCCGCAGGGTGCCGGTGATCCGGGCGGCTTCCTGCTGCCGGACGCCCCACAGTCCAGCTTTCGCATAGGTGGTGGAAAGCAGCTCGCGGGGGCGCAACGTCCCGGTGATCCGGGCAGATACTCGCTGCGCCGTGCCGTGGTAGCCGGTGCCGATGTAGGAGTGAGCGGCCGACGACGTATAATGCAGAAAAAGCCTGTACATGATGTGTGCAGGTATCTTTTTTGATAGCATATTCAGAACGTCGTTGATAAGGACAGTAGCTCCTTGCCCGCAGGTCAGGTCGATGTACAGCATATTGTTTCCGGCTTTGTCGAACGGTTCAAGCCGGACGTCCGCCGTAGCGTCGGAGTAGGCCGCTATCATCTCCTTGATGGTGGTCGAGGAGATGCGGCCAAAACCTGCAAAGTAAGGCTTGATGATCTTCTTGCGTTCATCGAGCGTTTTTGTGCCGTCATTGTGGATTTCAAGAAATTCCTCAAGGTCAGAAACGGCAGCTTCATCCATGTGTTCGATAAAGTTGTTCAGGTAGTTTTGCTCAATCTGGGCTTTCGCGTCGTCCAGCAGCTTCCCTTGCGCGTTGAGGATTGCGACCATTTCTAAAACGTCGCGGTAGTAGCGCGGGTAGTAGGAGATCAGCTCTTCATAGCTACTGCCGAATTGGTTTCCGTAGAATCTCAAGAAACAGTCACCTCCCCCAGAACAGGGATAGCGTTATCGCCGGGGGCGATGTTGCTTGTGCCGCCGTTGATGGTAAGGTCGGAGTAATCCAGTATAGCGTCCTGCTCAATGATGATTGCGCCAATGCGGGCGGCGCGGATGATAACATCTTCGGCGGCTGCGACGTTCAGCGCGAGATCTTCAAGGTATGCTTCCAAGGCGGCCTTGACCTGATTCTTTGCGATGTCCTTTGTATAGCCGCTGGCAAGATCAGCGGAAAAGGAAACGTCGATGCTCATTTCGCGGGCGGAAACCGCCGTGAAGTGTGCGCCAAGGTTTGCGACACCGTCACCTGTACCGTCACCCACGGTGTAGGTATAGCCATCCACGTTGGCGGTATAGCCGCGCGTGGCCGGGTCAATGTAGTCCTGCACTTCTTTGACCTTTTCGCTGGAACAGGCCCGGCCGGACGAATCAATCAGCACAGCCTTGACCGTGTTCGGGCCGTTCCAAAGAGGGTAGATTCTGGCGTGTCCGATGCCGTCGATGGACTCGCACCACGATTTGTAGTGCTGCTTGTTTCCGTTTTCGGCTGGGCCTGCAATTTTTTCTTGCACGCGGGTGCGCAGGCTGTCGTCGTCCTCTTCCTCTGTGCCACTTTCGATCAGCTCGCCAAAGGTCGCAGCTGTCATGCCCGCGATTTCGTTTACAGGGATGGCAGCCGTTCCACTGCTGATAAGCGGTGTAGCCCCGGCTGCTTCGGCTTGCAGGTAATAGTAGCCGTCGTCGCTGTACGCGAGGACGAAATAGGAGCCATCATTGTAAAATCGTTCGCCGACGGACGGCTTTTCGCCCTCATAGGAGAAATGATACTTTGCAGGGGCCGCAGGATGGCGGACAATACCGTACTCTGCTGCCTTTACGGTCAGCTCCTCGCCAACTGCGCGGACGATAGTCACAAGCCTGCCCTGCGTTTCGATATCCGTGTAAAGCCGCGCGATGGTGAGGCAGATGCCAGCAATAGAATCGTAGTAGATGCTGCCCTGCCGGGTGTCAATGCCCGGCGGCGCGTTGTTTAAGACTTCTTTCAGGATGTCTTCATAGGATTTGCTCATTAGATCACCTCCTCGATTTTGGCTTCGCCGTAAATGGTGTCGGCGATAAACTCAATGTTTGCGTGGTCTTTTTCAAACTCAATCGAAAAGTCGTGGCATTCGAGAATGCGGGTGTCCGGGGCCAGCGCGTCTTTGACAAATCCCTCGATGACGGATTCGGCATACTCGCGGCTGGCGTCCTTTGCAATGACCGCGTCCTCGATCTCGCTCCCATATTGGGTATCATAGATCAGGCACTTAAAACGCGGGGTAATGATGGCTTTTCGGATGGCCTGCTGCACAGCTTCAATGTTGTCCACAAAGCCGATGATTCTCCCCGCGTCAAGGTCAAGGCGGTACGTTTTGGACGGCTTTTCCTGTGCGTCCTGAACACCCGCTATGTTGATAGGGATATAAACGGCCATTTTAGATGTCCTTTCCTGCTACCTGCCCCGCGACGCGGTCGAGGACGTAGTAGACCTTGCCATTGCAGAGCGAAAGCAGGTAGACTTTATCGTCCTTTTGCAGGTGGTTATAGACTTTCAGGGTCATTTTGTAGGCATTTAGCTTTTCGATGTAGTGCTTGTGCTTAACTTCGGATGTGTTTCCGCCGCGAGAATCGACGTGCAGATGGCCGCCGTCAACTTTCGTGTAGGTTTCATCCCGCAGTTCGCCCTTGTCCCCCATCGTATAGTCCGCGTGAGTAGTATAGTCAGTAAGGTGCCAAGGTACGATAAGCTGATTGCCGGAGATAATGAGCTTGCTGTCGTTTTCGGCGGTGATCTCCAAAGGGTCTGCCTTTGTAACGGTGCCCTGCAGGATGGCAGAGCCAACTGGTATCATGCTCTGAAACATCTGCTTCAAACTGGTTTCAGCCATTGGCTTTGTCCTCCTGTTCTTTGATTTCTGCCGCCGTGGTGAGGGTCACGCTCATGGTGTGCAGATTGTCCTCAAAATAGTGGTCGTCGTCGTCCACATAGTAGGCGCGGTTGATGTTCAGATGCGGAATGCGTACCAAAATGGCCTTGCCAGATATGACGTCGGCGTCGCCCAAGATGTTGAGGCCGAGCGTTTCTTCGGGCTTATCCAGCGTTTCAAGGACGCTTCCCACAAGATCAGTGACCTGCGCTTTCGTAAGCGATTCGTCCGGCTGCTGGATTTCCTGAAAAATGCCGATCTTTTTTTCAAGATCGGCATTGGTCTTTTCGGCGATGGTCGTTCCCTCTTTCGAGATCATCTTGACGCGGGTCTTAATGTTCTCGATGCTTTTTGTGTAGGAGTAGTCATACAGGTTGGCTTCCCCATCGACAACAAAGGAAATAACCTGATCTTTGCGCTGCAAAAGGGAGAGCTTGCCGCCGTCGCTGCTGACATAGTGCCGGGTGCCAGTTGCCTTATAGTCAAGGCTTAAAGCGTCCAGCACGGCGTCCTGCCCGGTGGTTTTGCTCTTGGTAAGCTCCGGGATTTTGTAGCTGCACTTTGCCACGTCCCCGGTCGGGATGCCGAAACGAGAGCAGACGTCGACAAAGACTTCATCAGCGGTTTTCCCTTTATAGACGAAGGTATCCTTATTGTTGGCAAGGTAGATGCCGTTGTCGTAGGCTGTGTACTTGAGCTGCTTTTTGCTGCCCTGGCCTTGATTCAGCAAGATGCCGCGGAAGCGTTCCTGCCCGTCCACATAGAAAACACACTGATCGCCATCTTCTACGTCGATACCACTGCGGATATGCTTGTAGCCGTTGTCGTCGATCATGGTCACAGTTAGAGTGCGGGCAGAGCTTCCCTTACGGCCTTTCCAGTGAACGGACTTCACAAGGGCGGTCATGTCCGTTGTGGTGTCGCCCTGAATCAAAAGCAGCTGTATTTTTGCCATGTGCATTCCTCCTTTACGGGATTTTGAGCACCTGACCCGGCTTAATCAGATTCGGATTGCTGCCAATCAGAGATTTGTTCGCAGTGTAGATGCTGTTGTACTTGGAGCCGTCGCCATAAACGGATTTGGCGATGTTGTACAGGCAGTCCCCTTTTTTGACCGTGTAGGTCTTTGGGCTGGACGTGCTGTCAACGCGGGCCGTGGTGTTCTGCACAGTGGCAATGAGGGAAGAATCAATCAAAACTGCTTTCAGGGAGACTTCCCGGTACTCCTTGAGGGTGATGTCGTAGGAGAATGTGCCCACGTCGCCGCCGCTTTCAGAGTAGTTGAAGCTCTCAATGGTGCAGTACAGGTTGATATAGTTCCCGGTGCTGATAAAGTGAATTGGCACTTTGCTCTTCTTCCATCGCTCAATCATGCGGATGTAGAGGATGGGCGGAACGGTGATAAGGGATTTGATACCGGGGAAATAGTGGGCCGGGAAAAAGCTGGAAAAGCTGAATTGCAGGGCCGGGCGGCTTTGCATGATCGTGATTTCTCCAAGCTCGGTCAGGTCGATGCTCTGGTTATTGGAACCGTTTTTGACGCTGAACTTTTCAGGCAGAACGGGCAGCCTGATTTTTTCCCGCTCCGCGTTCCATGTAAACCAGATTTGGTATTTAATACTCATACGACAGCTGGCCCTCCTCAAAAATCTCCTGCTTCAAGATGCCCATCAGAACAGGCTTGACGTTGTCCGTGATAAGCTCCAGAACATCGTTTGCATTCATGCCGCTGCCAGAGCCGCCAGAAACCTCAACAGAGCCTTTTCCGACAAGCTCAAGGATGATTTTCTTGACAGTCTCGCCGGGCGTGTTCTGGGCGTTCTGCGTGCCCGGTGCTGTTGTATCGGATGCAGGCGGCACGTTGAGCGGCGCAGAATCCAAAACGCTGTTGTAGGCAGCCGCCGGGCGGGCGACTCCGCTTTCGACGCTGGTATAGGCCGCGTCGATTGCGGACAGGTCAGAGTTTTTGCCAGACACAATGTCATAGGCTTTGGAGAGAATGCCGGAAAGCATAGACTCCGTGGACGATTTGTCTGGGATGTCCAAGCTCACGCCGGAAATGGCCTGCAAGATGCGGTCGGTTTCCTCGGCCGGGAAGACGGTGCTCCCCTGCTTGCCAACGATCAGCTCAGGGCCATTCTCACCGGCCACGAACACGTTCTCAGCGTCCGTCGTGCCTCCTGCATGGCCTGGAACGGTCGTTGTGGTAGACGTGGGAACAGATGGCACAGAGCTGTTCTGCAAGGCCAGAGCCACAGATGCGGCCACGTCCTTTGCGGCGGCTACGGCGTCCTTCTTGCCGTTCTTGATGCCCTGAATGTAGCCGTCAAGGGTCTTTTCGGCTTGCGCCTTTGCGTTAAGGGACATATCCATGCCCTCGACGGTATCAAGCATTTTCCGTTCAAACTCGTCGAGCTGCTTTTCGTAGCCCGTCACCCAGTCTGCGGTGGCCTGTGCAGCTTCGTCCTGCTTGGCGGTGACGTCGGCCAAGGTGTTTGCCAGCTTGGACACAGCGTCCTTGTTGCCGCTGTTGATGGCCTTGACCATGCTTGCGGCCAGACCTGCGGCCTGCTCGCTGCCGTCCTGCACATAGGACATCAGGGCCTTGTAGTTGTCCTCGGTGATGCCCAGATCCTGATAAGATGTGCCTTTCAGGGTCTCGATGTTTGCGGTATAGGTGTTCCAGTAGTTGAGCTGGGAATCCAGCGCGGCCTGTGCGGCTGCGACGCTGGCGTTCAGGTAGTCTTCGGACTTGGTGGATGCTTCATCAAATAGCCCAAACTGGCCCTCAAAGCTGTCCTTTGCGGCCTTGTAGGCTGCATCGTAGGCTTCGCAGAGCTTTTCCACATCTGCCCGGACGTCGTTATAGGCTTGCGACACGGCTTCCTGCTGGGAAACGATCTCGCTGCCTGCGGCTTTGGCGTCCTCGGCCTGCTGGGTGTAATACCTGTCGATGACTTCCAGACGGTCAGATGTGTCGTCGAGGGCTTTTTGCAGCTCGCCCTGTTTGTCCTGATACTTTTGCAGCTCCTCGTTGGCTGCGTTGAGGTTTGCGGCCTGTTCAGACCACTGTGCGGAGATGGTGGCCATGCCGGTGGGGTCTTGCGCATACAGGTCAGCGATGTAGTCATCATAGACTTTCTGCGCTTCGTTCACGCGCTCCTGCGCGGCGGCAATGGCGTCATTGTTTTCCTTGATGGTTTCCTGCTCGGTGGCCTGCTGTTTCAACAGGTCAACGTATTCCTGATACTTCTCCTTCTGGAGTTCCTGCTCGGCCTGCTGCTTTGCCATTTCCTTGACGCTGGCAATGGCCTTGCTCTGGTTTTCAGTCAGATCCTCATAGGTGAGGTTCAGGCCGTCAATGCTGCCGTTCAGCTCGTTGATGATGGTTTCCATCTGGGCTTGCTTTTCAGCGCTGTTCCCGGTGGAGCTTGCCAGCGCATCGAGCTGGGCGACCAGTGCAAGGTTTTCGACCTCGCTGTTGTGGATGGCCTGCGTGTTGCTGCCAAAGCTGTCGATCAGGTCGTTGTGCTTGCTGATTACGCTGTCAAGGTTGGACACATACTCGTCCACAGACTGCCCGTTGTTTTCCAGAGAATCGGAAAGCTCATCGATGCGGTACTTCAGGGTGGATGCCTGATCGGACGTGCTGCCGTAGGTGCGGCAGGCTTTGTCGTACTGCTCTTTGAGGGATTCCAGCTCCTTTGTCTGGGCGGCGGTGGTGGCCGTCATGGACATGGCTTTGTCGTAGGTGTCCTCATACTTGTTGCCTAGCATGGTGACAGCAGCGGTAACGGCTGTCACGGCGGCTGCGGCCGCCAACAGGCCGGGGGCAAACGGCGTCATGGCAGTCACGAATGCTTTGACGGTTGTGCTTGCGAAAATAAAGGATGCAGAGACGCCAGCGACGCCGACGGCAACGGCTCCCAGACCTGCGCCGACGGCGGTCAGAGCCTTTACCACGTTGGGGTGTTCGGAGAGAAAATCGCCCACGTTGCCCCAGAGTTCGGCCAGTTCAGCAGATGCGTCATGGATGGTCGGTTCCAACGTCTGGGTAAAGGCAACGGTCATTTTGTTGTTGGCCTTTTCCCATTTCTCGGACAGGCTTTCGCCAGCCGCCGCGGTACGTTCCAGCGTCCCGGCCGCTTCATCCAGAGATCCCGTCAGGGTGTCGGTGGTGATAGCGCCGTCCCGGATAGCCCGTGCAAAGTCCACGCCGACCTTGCTGCCAAAGACTTCCACGGCCTTTGTGGTAGCTTCGGAGCTGTCCTTCATGTTGGCAATCTCGGTAATGGTATCTTGCAGGGCTTCCTGTGCATCCAGACCGTCGGCGGCAAAGTTCTTGACGGCGGTTCGCATGGCCGTGATGGTAGATGTGCCCTCGACGCCGTACAGCTCCATCTTTGCCAACAGGCCGATGGCGTTTTCCAGCGACAAGCCCATCTCCTGCAAGGACGATGCGCCAGTGATAAGGGTATTGCTCAGGGTCGTGACGGACAGGCCGGAGATCTGCCCAGCATAGGCCAGATCGTCAAGGACGCTGGGGAGCTTGCTTGCATCCTCGCCCCACTTGTTCATGATCTTGGTGACAAGCTGGACAGAGCCGACGACCTCCTGCCCGGTAATATCGGCAAAGTCGAGAAACTGGCCGGTGACTTCCGAAAGCGTGTCCCCGGTATAGCCCAGACGGGTGTTGATCTCGCCGACCGCCCCGGCCACGCTGGAAAGCGCGTCGTCATTCTGGGAGAATGCTTTAAGGGCGCTTGCACCCAGACCGTCGAGGGCGTCCCCGGTGGCACCAGTGGCGTTAACGATGATCTTTTCCGCGTCGCTGTATGCGTTGGTCATATCGTAGACCGCAGAGGTGATCTCCTTGATCGTGGCCGTGATGCCCGCCGCTGCCAGCGCTTGCGCAATGGTTGTGACAGCTTCGGTTCCGGTCTTTGCAGCCTTGTCGGCTTCATCGCTTGCTTTCTGGGTGGTCTTTGCCAGCTCGTCGTTTGCGTCGCTGGCCTTGCCGTTGGCTGCTGCCAACGATTCAGATGCGTGGCCGACCTGCTCTGCTGCGGCTTCGAGCTTACCAAGGTCTTCCGTGCCGGACTGCATGACAGCCTGATAGTTCTGCATGGCTGCATCAGCTTCAAGCTGCGCCTGCGCCAGCTCCTTGAGGGCTTCGGCTGCCGCGTCGCTGGCGGCTTCCAGCTCCTTTTTGGTGTCCGTGGACAGCTTCTCATTCTGCATGAGTTCGTCCAGCTGGTCATCTGTTTTCTTGATGGATGCGGTCAGGGCATCATGGATTCCGGCAGATGCTTCAACGGATTTCGAGAGGTTGTCGGACGACTTTTCGCAGAGGGACATCATGTCGTTGAGGTCGTCCAGCGCGGCGGTGGATTTGACGCCCATATCGACAAGCTCCTGCGTGGAGTAGGTGGCCTCCATCATGGCTTTGTCGTAGCCGCCGACCGCACTTGTCCAGTAGCTTGTTTTCTGGGCAGCTTCGTCCGCTGCTGCGCCGTACTGGTCGAGGACGTCGGCCAGATCTCCGGCGGCAGAATCCGCGCTGCTGACGGCCTGCTCGATGCTGTCGATGGATGTAGCCACGCCGTCGGCAGCAGTAGCGGCATACGATGCAGAGGACGAAATAGCGTCCATAGCGGCGCTTGCTGCGTCGCCTGCGGATTCCCATTTGTCCAGCATGGTTTGGCCGCCTGCGGCAAGGTCGGCCATCTTCTGGCTCATTTCGTCGATCATCTGAAATCGGGCGGTTAAGTTTGCCATTTAGTCCTCACCTCCTTTGGGCTTCGGCTTGTATCCGGGCTTGCTCCCGCTTTTCGTCGGTAACAAGCTCAGATGCGATGTAGAACAGCTGTCTTCTGCGCGGCATGGCGTCATACTCTTCCGGGCGCAGGCCGTGCCGCTGCCAGAGCGTGTGCGCCCAGTAGCCATCAGAGCCAGCCGCCCGGATCAGTTTTTTGCTTCTTCGAGGGTCTGTGCGTCGTCCGGCGCTTCCATCATGCCAAGGGCCTGCATGACGCGCTTGACAACGTAGTCGTACTCGTCGTGATGGCTGAAAACGTGCAGGGGCATATCGGTGACATCGACGCACTTGTAGTAGGACATCAGCTCCTTGTCGTCCAGCTTGGGGTACTGCAGGGCGGCCACGATGATGTGGCGCAGGGCGCGGGCGTTATCGCGCTCGGTCTTCCAGACCACCTCACCGCCGTTGACCAGCGGGTTGCCCTTCTTGTCGGTGGCAATGCTGCGCTTGCGGTAGATGGCGTTGATCTTGTCAATCTCCTGCTGGGGCAGCACCTTGACTTCAAATTCGATGACGTTGCCGTCGTCGTCCTTAAAGGATTCCGGGGCGGCAAAGGTCACGATCTCCTCCTGCTGGGGACGCATGAAAAACTTCAGATTCTTGTTAGCAGTAGCCATAATATAAAACCTCCATAAAAAGAAAAACCCGCCCCTTTCAAACGTGATTCGTCAAAAGGGGCGGGTACATTCAGCTTGTCGTTATAATGTTTTCACAGCGGTAAAAATCGCCCTTTCTCACCACTGCGGCGGCTCTTAGATAAAGTCGCGGGCGTTAAAGGTCAGGCTGTCGGTCACGACATCGCCGTTGCTGTCCAGTGCGGTCAGCGGCATTGCGCCGGTGGGGACACAGCCAATATAGGTGCAAACGTCGTTGCCGTGCTTATCAAAGAAATCAGAATCCGGGTCATCCATGATGCCCTGAATGGTGATCTCAGGGGTCTTGTGGGTGTTCTGGTACTTCTTGATGACCTCTTTGATATAGGGGTTAGAGCGATGGCGGGTCACGGTGACGGTGAGGTTGTAGCCCAGCCAGCGGGTGCTGTTGGAGTAATCACCCAGCTGCTTGCCGCTCCAAGTGTCAGGGGTAAAAGTGCCAGTTGCGCTGACGGAATCGGCGGCTTCGACGCCGTCGATAAAGATCTTACCCTGACGGAGAGAGATCGGGCGGGTATTAAATTCCATGGTTCATGCTCCTTTCCGGCTTAGTGAGTGTGGACAGTAAAGAACAGCTTCTCGGCGCTGTCCACAGGCTGCAAATTGACGTCGAAATAGGTCTTGTCGCCGTAGGATGCGGTGCGGTCAACAAGGAAGTCCGCGTCATAGTCCACGTTGGTGATTGCGCCGACGTCCTCAAACTGCTTCAGGATGGATTTGCCGACGCCCTCCATGATGTCCCAGCCGGTGGCGCTGTTGGCGTACTTGTTCGGCGGGAAGTTGAGCTGCACGGATTCCTGGAAAGTGTCCAGAACGCGGATGACGCGGTTCTTGCGGTAGGTTTCATCCTTGGGCTGCTTAAAGCTGGTCAGGCTGTTGATGTCGTACTCGGCGACGATCTTATTCTCCTCGGAAACAGAGAAAGCAAAATGACCCTCATTGATGGCGGCCACATATTCCTCATGGGTCAAAGCGGGGTTCAGACCGGTGGCTGCATCGACGGCCTTGTAGGTCAGGCTTTCGGTGTAGGACGCACCAGCGGTAGCACCAGCGACCCATGCGCAGGCTTCGGCAGCGGACAGCGCGTCGTCGCCGATGGTATAGCCATTCTTGACGGAGATGACGCCCTCGTAGTCTGCGGCAAAGTTGGGCATAACGGCCTGTACGCCACGGCCCATATTCTCGCGCAGGTACTTGATCTTCGTCTTCATGGCGGTCTGCAGGCTGCTCTCGGTAGAGGGCAGGACGACGGTGTTAAACTTAACGCCCTCCAGCGTGTCCATAAAGGCGGTGACGTCGGAGTTCTCGGCGGTTGCATCCGCGCCGCCTGCGAGGTTCAGCGCAGGGATGGCGGCCAGATTGCCAGAGCCGGTAAAGGTGACGTAATCGCAATTCTTTGCAATGAGCTGCTCAACGGTGGTCAGGCCCTCGTAGAATGCAACGGTTTTCCCTGCCAGACTGACGGTGACGTCAAAGCCGCCAACGGGGTTTGCGGTGATGTTGACGGTCAGGGCGTTGCCACGGCTGCCGCCGTACTTTGCGGTAGCGGTCAGGGTGGGCGTGGCGGCGTTCTTTGCGGTAGCCTTGGCGCCCTCCTTGACGATGTAGGCCAGCACCTTGCTGGCGTTTTTGAATGCTTCGCGGATAAGCAGCATCTGACGGTTGGCGTCGCTGTCATACACGCTAAAGCCCAGCTTTGCGTATGCCGCATCCGGGCCAGCATTGGTCAGCTCGATGTAGGAGCCAGCCGGGCCATACATGGGCTTGAGGATGGGGACAACGACAGTACCGCGCTCACTGGTGCCGACGGTATCGGTCCGCTCGCTCTGAAAATTGATGTAGGTGCCGGGACGGGTCTTCCCGGCCAGCTTGTCAAACTTGCCACCAGCCATTATTTGACCTCCTTTGCGGCCCATGCTTCGATGTGGGCCTGCACTTCCTCTTTGGTGTATTCGCCGTCGGGCAGATCAGCGGTCGCGCCTGCAAAGGTGCAGGTGGACACGTTAAAGACCGCGCGGCAATTCTTACGCAGGGATTCCAGCGGGAATTTCGCTGCGCCCTGCTCGGTGGTTGCTTTGGTTGCCATAAAAGACCTCCTGTTTTATTTCGGATGCTGGCCTGCAAAATCCGGGTTCGGGTAGTCCACGGTGCAGCTTTTGACGGCTGCCCGGAACGCCGTTTCGATGCGCCGGGTAATGTAGATATCCGGCTCATGCCATCCTTTGATTTCGTAGGTCTGCATCATGGTGACGGGTTCAACGGCAAAGGGCTTTCTGGATGTCCAGTCGATTTGCAGCTGCACCGCGTTTTCATCCACGGCCCGCAGGGTGGGGTCACGGATGCGGATAAAGCGCCCCGTGCGGCTGCCGGATTCGTCGATCAGCGGGATCCTGTTTCGACGGTCAAGCAGCGCCGTCAGGGCGGTATAGCCAAGCTCGTATGCGTCCTCTTTCGTGCGGTGAAAGAATTTGACGAACAGGGAAAAGCCCAGCGCGTAGGTGTTCAGCGTGTCGCCGTCGCTGGTGATCTCCGGGCGTGGAAAGTAGACCGCCGGGACACGGAACGATTCGGGCACGTTGTTGTAGTACGGGGCCGGGCTGCCGCTCTGTTCGGTCAGAAAGCGCATGATGCTGGCCAAGTCCTGTTCCAGCATGAGTTCTCCTTTATTGTGGGTTTCGTTTGGTGAAACGGCGTCCAAATCCAGTTGCTTACAAAATGAAATCGACTTCCCGGTATCGAAAAGTCGATTTCATTCAAAGTATTCATCAATCCAAGATTGGAGCCGGGCGTCCAGTAGGTCGGGGAGCATCTTGTCGAGAATGCGGAGAGCGCTTTCCCAGTAGTGTTTTCCCTCAACCCATTTTTGCTTCAGGACCATGCCGCCCTCTGCGGTCGGGTCGTAGATGAATCGCCCATCGTCCAGCCAGTAGCCGGGGACAAAGCGGAGCTTGACGCCTTTCGGGTTTGTCCAGTGGCCGTCATTGACGTATGACGCATATTCGACGTTGGTGCCCACCTCAAGCGTTAGATCACCCTCGGTAAGCTCCCAGACGTTGCCCTGCTGCCCTTTTTCAAAGGACGCCAAAAGCTGGCGGGTATCCATAACCTTGCGCCGGACTATCTCGTCCTGCAGGATTCGCAGAAACTCGGTGCCCAGACCTTCCAGAAACAGCTCCATTTCGTGCCGAAAGTCCCCAGATGCGGCTTTGCCCATCTTCTGGAAAAAGGCTCGAAATTCGGAGACGTCCACGTCGATGGTGCTCATCAGAGATACCTCTGTGTGCCCTTTGCGGTAGCGTAGACAAAAATGTGGTGGCCGTGAACGTCGTGCGGGATCTCCGCAATATATTCATAGCCGTTTTTCTTGTCCACGATCTTGTCGTTCAGGCGCACGTCCGTCCCTGTGGGCAGGGTCAGCTTGATGCGGGATTCCTTGACGTTGACCGGGGCGGCCTGATTGATGCTCGTGCTTTCGCTCTTGACACCAAAGTGGCAGGCCACGCCCGGAACGTCCGGCTGCTCCGGGTAGGTAAAGGACGGCTGCTCTTTCAGGCCGTAGCCGGGGGAGCTTTCGCTCTTCTGTACATGGTAGATGTCGCACAGGTCGTTGAGAAAGTGTTCAAATGCCATGTGTTCCCTCCTTAGAGCCGCCGCATCCGCATGGTCACGGTGTTGTTGGCCGCTGCAACGACGTAATCGTCCAGCAGGGCGGGCAGATCGAGGTTTCCGACGGAAATGTCGGAATGCTCTGCGGAATAGCTGTAATCGTCAAATGTTTCGGACTTCAGCACCTTAGAGGACGTCAGAGCAGCGTTATGGGCGTAGGCTTCGGCCAGCAGGATGCAGGCGGTCTTGACGCCCTCCGGCAGCTCTTCCATTTCGATCAGCGCCTTGTTGTGGGTGTAGGTGATGATATACTGTTCGGCGCGGGAGATGTCCACGGCCAGCTTTGCATCGCTGCGGCTGGCGACCTCCGGCGTTTCGGAGTATTCACGCACCTGCTCCGGGGTTATCCAAGGACGTGCGGGCATGGTCAGACCTCCCCGAAATCCGGCTCTGCGTCGTCAGCGTCAGGCGGGACGGTTACGGTCTCCGCTGCAATGGCAGCGACCAGCTCGGCCTTTTTGGTGGTCTTCGTGACCGGGACGCCCATGTCGCCCGCCAGCCGCTTCAGCTCGGCGAACGACAGGGATTCCAGATACTCACGGTCAAAGTGGGCGGCGGTGCTGCCGTCGGGCTCCTGCTCCCCTTCTGCGGTCAGGTGCGCGGTGTCGTCATCAAAGGGGGCGGCCGCGTTCTGATCGGCCAGAACATCGACCAGTTCAAAATAGCCGCTGCGCAGGGCGGCGGCTTTGACTGCTTCGTCTGCGGTAAAAACATTAGGTTCCTCCCGCGTGGCCTTTACCACGCCCGTGTAGGACATAGCGTTTTTCAGTCTGAGGTGGTACGTCATTCTGTTCTCCTGCCTTTCATATCAGCGGGGCCAGATCACTTAATGTTGGTGATGATGGCGGCCGCGTCCAGCTCCTCGATGATGGGGTCAAAGTCAAAGTGAACGACATAGAAGCGCTTGTCCTTCATGATGGCTTCCTTGCCCTCGATGGTCTTGCGAATCTTCATGCCGTAGGTGTTGACGACGATCAGGTTCTTCGGGTCGGTCAGGATGATCTTATCATCCGGCAGGGACGGGCACTCGACGACGGGCACCTTTGCGGGGCTGTTGTAGATGGATTCGGGGACAGCGCCGCCCTTGTCGATGATCTGGTTCAGCAGGTGCAGCTCCCATTCCTGTGCGCGGTGGGGGCTCATGAGCCAGCGCAGCTTGCCGTTGTTGTACTTGTTCGGCATTGCGTGCAGGGAGTTGTAGAACATATCCAGCGTCATGGAGTTCTGGGCGGTGGCGTCAACGACGTGTGCGCCCTCCTTGAGCTGCTTAATCCAGCCGTCGTTCACCTTGAGGAAGTCGGCGTCGCCAGTGGTGCCAAGGGCAACGGCGTCAGTACCAGCCCATGCGCCAGCGGTGTGCTTTGCGGTAAACTCGTAGACCTTGTTGTCCTTGATGGCCAGATCGCCGATGTTGTAGGTCTCGGATTCGCTGAAAGCCTTTGCCTTTGCGAACTTCTCGTCGCCGTTCAGATAGAGATCCAGAGCATCAATGCCGGTCTGGGTGGTCATCAGGTTGGTGATGATGTTTTCCAGATTCTGACCCTCGATGTTCTCGCGCAGGGTCTCCTCGGTGATCTCCCAAGGCAGGCGCACGGGGGTGCAGGCGTACTTGATGGAGCTGGTGTTGACACCTGCGCGGTAGCCGTCGTCGGTGTCCTCGGTCTTCTCACGCAGCAGACGGGATGCAATGCCGATCTTGTCGATCTCGCCGGAGCGGGCGGTGCGCATCTCATGACGTACCAGACCGCCAAGGGTGGTCGCTTCAAAGGTCTGCTGGATAAACTTGCGGGCCTGCTCGCTGGACAGAATGCCAGCGCCCGCGCTGGGGGTAAAGTTGCCGGTATTGATGGCCTTGCGGATGATATCTTCGATGGAAAGTGCCATTTCGGTGTCCTCCTTCTTTATCACAGGATGCCGTGCAGGTAGCAATCCTCCTGCGCGGCAGACTTCTGGACGGTGCCGGATGCGCCGTTCAGGTTGGTGGGGTTGGCGCGGCTGCTCAGCACCGCGCTGACGGACTTTGCGACAATGCCGTCGATCAGCTCGGACAGGTCAGCTTTGGTGAGCTGCTGCTCCTGCTTCTGTTCCGGCTCCTGCTGGCCCAGCGCCTTCTTGATGGCTGCATCAACGGCGTTCTGGACGAAATCAGGGGTGATTTCCTCGCCCGCTGCCTTTTCGACAGTGGCGGGGGCCTGCTCGCTCTGCTGCTGGCCCAGTGCCTTTGCTACGGCGTCCTGCACCAGCTTCTCGGCTTCGCTCTTGGTCATGGTTTTGCCCTCCTTGTTTTTGTCGGTTTCGGTGGATGTATCGTCGCCCGATTTTTTGTTATCGGGGTCGTCGGTTTTGTTAGTGGACGCGGCAGAATCGTTATCGGCAGCGGCCTTTTTGTTATCGTCCGTTGCCTGATTCTTGCCCTCCTCCTTGCTGCTGCCCTTGCCGTCCTTCTGGTCGTCGGTGGTATCTTCCTCGGTGCCGGTTTCGCCGTTGGGTTTATCCTTCTCAGCGTCGGCGTCCGCAAGGAACGTGCCCAGACTGTCATACAGGCCCTGCAGGGCTTCGCGGTTCTTTGCGCTCAGGCTGCGGCCAGCCTTTTCGATGCGGCCCAGCTCCGGGGTGGGCTTGCATTCGAACAGGGATTTGGTCAGCGGCTTTTCGCTGCTTGCATCGGCCAGCAGGTTTGTGATGATCGTGCCGAACTCTTCCAGCGCGGCTTTGATGGTGTCCTCGTCGGTCTGGTAGGTGTAAGTCCCGGTATAGCCGTTGTAGGTGTACAGGGCACTGCGCAGAGCGTCAAAGGCGTTCCAAAAGCTGCTGCTCGTGTTCGACTGCTTGAAGTTGTCAGTGACCGCGCCCTTTTCGACGCGGCCCTGTGATTTGGTTACAGATGCGCTACTCAAATCGGTGTCCTCCTGTGCATATACGCCAAGGCCGCCCATCGAAAGCCCGGTGATTTCGCCGTTCTGGATGGACTGCCAAAGGCTGTCGTCGTTGATCTCTACGGTCATCAGCCAAGTGCCCTCTTTGACGGTTTCGCCGCCGATGTCGCAGTCAGATTTTGCAATCCAGCTTTCGACAACAGCGGTTCCCTCTTCGGACACAAAGTTGTGCTGCAAATCGACCTTGTTGCCGTTTTTGGCAAACCAAAAGGCTGCCTTTGCGATTTCGTCGGCGGTCATATAGTTACCGTGGGCGTCCTCGGTCATAGGCTCGTAGACAATGCCGGTCACAAAATGGCGGTTGTCGTCGGACTTGATGATTCTGCCGTATGTGGTAAAGGTCGCCTTGCCGTCCTCGTTTTTGACGATAAGAAAAGGCCGCTTGTTGGCGGCCTTATCGACAAGGGACACGAAAGAGATTCGCGCGTCTGTGATTTCTTTTGCCTTGTTTACAGGTTTTGCCATGTGCTCACCTCCTTTTCCTGTTTTCGGGCAATATAAAAAGCAGCGTTGCCGCTGCTCTTTATCAGGTATTTGGTTCTGCCGGGGTTTCGGTCGCTTCGTCCAGCTCTGCCGGAACAGAAACGAACACGTTCGGGTTGTCCAGAATGGCTTTGATCTCAGCCAGATCGGTGCTGGGTAAAAGCTCCAGCTCCAAAGTGGGAACTTCATCGACAGCATGATGCAGGGTGTAAGACCTGATCATGCCGGAAAGTTCCATGCCGTCCAGCTTGATGCTGGGATAGCTCACGCGGGCTTCATCAATGGTTACGATCATGTTTATTCATCCTCGATTCCGGCTTTCGCCTTGTTTTGTGCATCCAGTTCGGCTTCCCAGTCGTCGTCCATCTCGTCGATGGCCTGCTGTTGCAGCTTCTGGCGTTCTTCCAGTGGCAGCCCCAGAATGTCCTCCGACACAACGGGCTGCTGGATGCAGTGGCAATTGATGCGCTCTCCTGCGGGCAGACTGACGTCGCGGGGGTACATGGGATAGTAGACAATGCCGTCAGCCCCGGTCAGCTCAAAGGGCTGATCTTTGGGCACGACCTGTCCGTCCATGTCGATGTGGTTTTGGCGGGGTTCGTTGCGGTAGTCCCCGGTATGCCGCCAGCTTTTGCCCTCGACGGCTGGGGACTGCATAAAGGCTTCCTGCTGGGCGACGCTGTGCGCTCCCAGTATTTCAGTAACGGCCACCCGGCGGGCGCGGTAGTGGGAAGTCCAGTATTCGCCTTTGCCCTCTTTCTCCATGCCGGAGCCGATAAGGTCAACGCAAAACTGCGAGATGTTGCCGCCGTTGTTGATCTCCTTTTTGAGCATGGCTTCGAGCTGGTCTTTGCTGGTCGTTCTCATGAGGTCGGCCAGCTCGTCGCTCCAGCTTTCAATCCATGCGGTGGTGCGCTTGGATACCCTGTCCAGCTTCAGGTTCTTGTCCGTCTGCTTGAGGTAGTACGCGGCGTACTCCGGCAGGAATTTCGACAGCCGGGCGGCGAAAGCCTTGCTCAATTTGGCGGTTGCAGGGGTGGCAGCAGTCACAGCCGGGAGCTTTTTCTGAAAATCTTCCAGACTGCCAGATGCTTTAGCTTCTCGAACAAAGTAGTCCGTTTCCTCGGTGAGAATGTCGGCCACGTCGTCCTCGATATCTTGCGCGTATTGGAGCGTCTTTTTCGGTTTAGCATACCCTTCCTTTCCAAGCTGCTTCGAGAGGTCGTTGTCAGCTTTTCGGATATAGGCATCAATGGCCTTTGCTATGCGGTCGCAGTAGCAAGGCTTGATAACAAGGCGCTGTTTCACTGCTCTCCCTCCTGCTGCTCTTTGAGATCGACCAGCAGGCGGCGCACCTCTTTCATGACGGCGTAGACCTGCGCGTCCTCCGGGCGGCTGGCGGCTTTCTGGATTTTGCCATCAAGGGCCATCGTGAGAGCGCCAAAGTCAAAGCCGCTGCTGCTGTCGGACTGCGTGATGGACAGCGGGACATTGCCCCAGTCTTCGTCATAGTCGTCCGATGCTTCGCCAAGGTACTTGTAGAGGATTTCTTTTGCCTTGTTGGGGGTGACGCCGCCTGCTGCCGTCGCTGCGGTAAGAATTTTGCAGATGTCGTCCGGGTTGGAGATGTTCGGTTCGAGGAAGTAGGCTTCGACGTACTTAAAGCCGTAGGCGTTCAGCAGACGGTTGTTGATGGCCCACGCAAGGCTCTTGCGTTCCGGCTGGAAAACCTGTTTCTCCGTGACCTCCTGCGCGGTCTGCGCGGTGGCGCGGTTGAAGTCGGTCGTGTACCCGGTGTAGAGGTCGGGCAGCAGGAACGAGCTTTGCACCTTCTTGCGGTTGTTGTCCATGTAGGACTGGAACAGCTCATCCTTCTGTAAGATGGATGCCAGATCCTTGACCTCGATTCTCGGCTTTTCGGTCTCGTCAAAGTCGGTCTTGCCGTCGGTGGATTCGGTTTCGAGGACGATAAAGGCGTGTTGTCCTGCTTCGCCCTTGATGTCGTCCATGTACTTCGTCAGCTTGTCGTAGCTGTCATCCGTGAGGGTGCCGCCCTGAATCATAATCATAAGCGGGGTGTGACGACCGTTGATAAAGTAGTTGTTGTTCAGGTGTTCAGCGCGGCGGCTGCCATCAACGCCAAGAATCTGGCCTATCCAGCGGACTTCTCCGTAGGGCTGGATGCCGATGGAAAAGTCCAGGATCTCGTTTGCTTCATAGGAGATATCGAGAGATTCTCCATCTTCGAGGTAATGACCGTCGCGCCAGTCCATGCGGCGCGGGTCGCCAAACTCCTTGAAATAGACGACCTTGCCGCCGATCTGCTGCTTGAATTTGCGGAACTTCTTTTTCCGCTGGACGGGCTCACCGTGGGAGTAGTAGACGGTATCAATACGGGGTTCCAGCGGGACGGTCATTCGGATGGACGGCGTATCATGCAGAAATTCGATCTGCTGGACTTGTCCGTCAAGACTTCGGATGACTTCCAGATAGGCGATGCCGTATGTTTCGCGGGCTTCAATGAGGTCTTCAAAGACTTCCTTTGTGTCCTGCTCTGTGTTCAGCAGCTCAATGATGCTGGCCATGCGGTTATACTCCGTGTTGGCTTCATCGCTTTCCTTGACGTCCTCGGCGTACTTGACGCCGATGCCAAAGCCTGCGATGTTGTCCTTGTAGGCGCGGATGCACTGCGGCAGGATGGTCGATTCGCGGACAAGATCATGCAGACCGGCCAGCTCATAGGGCGGTTCAATCCAGTCGCCAGCGTTAAAAGCTTCCTGCTCCGTCACCTGCGTTGTGGTTTCGGACTTCTGGATGGGCTGCAATGGCGGCTTGTATTCGCGGCCTTTGATGATGCGGGCCTGCATGGGGCGCGGTTTCTTATTCGTTGCCAATGGGGTTTACTCCTTTCTTCCTGCTCCCTTTGGCGGGTGAGCTTTCGAGGGCTTGACGGGCAGGCACAGCAGCAAAATGCAGTCAGCTTCGTCGGGGGACGGCTGGCCGCGTGCTTTGACGTCCTTTTTGCTCTCGATCTTGACCTTGCTTTTCTCCGTGATGCCGTATTTACGGGTGGAGAGCTGCGCGGCCAGATCTGCGTCGTCGGGCAGGATAAGTTCAACGGGCTTTTCGTTGCCGTCGTCGTCAATGGTTTGGAGTAGCTTTTTGACAATGGCCATCATGTAGGTGGTCGTGTCGTGATAATACTTGTGCCGGATGATCTGGCCAAACTTGACCGGGACGATGGAGAGCCACCAGAAACGGTCGGGGTCGCTGCGCTTGATCTGGCGCAAGTTGTCGGTTACGCCACCGCCGACGCCGCCGTCGTCGATCTTGACGGGTATCGCGGTTTCGAGGTGGTATTTATCAACAAGCCTGCATCCCAGCAGGGCTATTTCGTGGGCGGTTCGCACCGTGTCCTGTCCCTGTATCTTCTGGTGGAAATAGACCTTTTCATCGACCTTGTAGCCGATGACGGTTTTATCGTCGCCAAATCGGGCAACGTCGCAGCCGATATGGACAGACAGCGGCTTTTCCGGCTCTTTCCAGTCGGTGTTGATGGACTTCTCGACCATGGACAGCGGGATAAAGACGTCCTTCTCGGATTTCGGGAAGTCCCCGGCCACGCGGACGCGGAACACATCGGAATCCTCGCCGTACATGGTGCGGATGCGGTCTATATACTCCTGCGACACGCGGGGGCTGTTTCGGTCGTCAACGTGGATGGTGTGATATTCTGCCCGGTTCTTGTGGAAAGCGTCGTAAAAGAAGCCCTGCAGCTGGGTGGGGTTTCCGCACATCAGGAGCCGCGCTCCCTCTGTGGATAGGGCACCCAGAACAGGCTCAAAGACCTTGTCGTCCACGCCGGATGCTTCGTCGATGATAAACAGCAGGTTCTCGGAGTGAAATCCTTGCAGGGCGTCCGGGGTGTTCGATGTTCGGGCGACGGCAAACCATTCCTCTTTGGCTCCTGTCATATAGACGCGCTCCTGCGTCCATGTGATCTCCCGTTGCAATGCCGGGTTGCTGCGCAGCCACTTGGACACCTCGGCCCAGAGGATGTCATATAGCTGGTGCTGTGTGGGGGCTGTGCAGGGGATTTTCGGGTAAGGGCGGGTGCAGATAAACCAGATAATAGCCCACGCCTGCACGGCGCTCTTTCCGATGCCGTGCCCGGAGCGAACGGCCGTCATGGGGTTCTCGGCCAGACTTCGCAAGATGTTGGCCTGCTCCTCGTCCGGCTTGGCTCCTATGATGTCCTCGACAAACTCGACGGGGTGGTCTGCGTAGTAAAGCACGGCGTCACTTGTCATCTGCTTCACCATCCATTCTGCGCTGATAGGCTTCCTCGATGGTCTGCATCAGGCTGGGGGCTGCGTTCGTGTCCTCCTGCGGGGCTTTTTCCAGTACGAGGTTGTTTTCGACTTCAAGGGCCAGCTTCAGCATCTCCTTAATATCGCGGGGCGTCATATCCTCCGGGGCCAAAAGGTTCAGGGCATTCAGTGCCTTTAGTTGGAGCTGGGCAGCTATCTGCAAGTGTGTTTTGCGGATGTCGGCCGCTTCTTTGGCTGCGCTTTTGCGGGCTTCTTCGTCGATGCTGTTATCGTAAGCCCGGCAGCGGGCGGCCCAGTTGTGGCCTTTGTGCCAGCGGTCGATTAGACTCCGATTCTTGCCGCATTCCTTTACCACCGCCGACACGGTGCGGTTTTTGCCCATATCCCGGTATAAAGAGAATGCAGCATAGGCCGGGTCGCTCTCTTTGGGCTGCTGCTCCCAGACCTTTGTTTTGACCTGTTTTTCCATGGCATTCTCCTTACAGGGTCATGCAGGGAGAAAAGGCCCGGTCATGCCGATGCGGTGACGGTATCGACGATGATCTTGACGATGGCATCCTCGCCGTGTTCCTTGATGTAGGCTTTCAAGGGTTTCTCGTCGGCTGCATCAAAGTCAAGGCTCAGCAGGAAGTTATCTTCCAGATCCTCTTCAGGTTCTTCGTCGGTTTCGGTCACGTCGTCAAAGTAGGATTTGAGTTCATCCCTCAAAACGTCGATTTCCGGGAGCGTGAATCCTGTGTCGGCTGCTTCTTCGCCCAGCTCGGTGAGGATGTCGGTCAACTTCTTGTCGTCCCATTCACCCGTGATCTTGTTCAAGGCGATGTTGAGCTCCTTTTCCTTGATGTCGTCCAGATCGACGACGGAAACGGTGACTTCGGTTTCGCCCTGTGCTTCAAGGACGGTCAAACGCTGGTGGCCGGAAACAACGGTATTTGTGCGACGGTTCCAAACGATAGGCTGCACCAGACCGTGGCGCTTCAAGCTGCGCTCAATGGCCTGATATTCTTCGTCCTCCGGCTTGAGATCGACGCGGGGGTTATAGGCGGCGCGGTTGATATCCGCGATGCGCTTTACTTCAAATTCCATGCGTTAGTCCTCCCCTTTGATGCTTTCCATGATGGCAGCGGAGAGGTTGGCGCGGGCGTTGTCCTGTTCGAGGTATGTGTCCACTGCGTCCTTGTACTGCTCCGGGATGGAAAAAATCATCGAGAATGTGGCGTCGGCAGGGGGTTCTTCTTCCTGCTCGTTGTCCGGCTGTGGTTCAGGCGGTGTGTAGTCGAGAATATCGGCCAGACGGTTCTGGTACTGGTCGATAAGGCCTTGCAGCTCATAGTCTTCAAAGCCTGTGAGGGATACGTCGCCGCGTTCGGAAAGCTCTTTCATGAGGGGTGCCAGCTTTTCATTATCCCAGCGGCCTTTTGCGCGGTTGAGGATGACGTTCAGCTTCTTTTCCTCTCTGAGGGTTTCGTTTATGACGACAACGTCGGTTTCGGTCTCCCCGATATCGCACAGCGCCTTGATTCTCTGGTGGCCGCCCACGACGTGCCCGGTCTTTTCGTTCCAGATGACGGGTTCGACCATGCCAAAGGTTTCAAGGCTCTGCTTTATCTTGATGTATGCGGGGTCGTCCGGCTGTAAGTCCTTGCGCGGGTTATAGCTGGCAGGTTTAAGATCTGCAAGCTGCATCCTCCTGATATTCATTGCCATGTTTCGTTACCTCCCGGCGGGTGAAGAAATAGAAGAACGGCGTATCTGCCAGAGCAAGGCAGGCTTTCAGCAGGTACTGACCGATCATCATGCCGATAAGGTTCATGCGGCCCTCCGGGGTGAATGCCCAGCCAAGGCCCAGACCGAAACTGATAAAGGCGTAAATAAACGTGTCGATGATCTGGCTTGTGCAGGTGGAGCCATTATTCCAGATCCAGCGGCCGCCTTTTACGTCGCCGTGCTTGCGGATGTAGGCATCACGGATTTTGTGGAACACAAAGACGTCCCAGCTCTGGGATGCGTAGTAAGCGCACAGACTGCCGATGACGAATACCCAGTTCTGGCCCAAAAGGGTCTGATATGCGCCGTCCATAACTGCGTCAGTGGCTCTGCAGAATCCTGTAAGGATGATTGCGATGGTTGCAAAAATCTGCCCCACAAAGCCAAAGAAAACCATGCTTTGCGCTTTCTTTCTGCCCCAGATCTCGCCGACGATATCGGTGCAAAGGAATGTGACGGCGTAGGTGATAGCGCCGCCGGATGTGGACAGGGTGATGGGGCCAAGGTGGATGCCCGTAGTGATGGTACGGGCGCCGACGACGTTTGCAATGACGATGGAGATCACAAACAGGGTCAGCAGGATAGAGTAGTTCTTGTCGGTCTTTTTCATTTTGTCCTCCTGTTGGTAGGTTTTATTTAGTCCTGCGGGCCGCAGGTGCGGGCGTACAGGTCTTTGCAGATGGTCGCGCAAAGGCTGGCGTTTGTGGTGTATACCAGCTTTTTGCCTGTCGGTTCGATGCCACGGGCCAGCATCATGGCTTTTATCTGTGCTTCGCGCTCGTTGTACAGGCTGCGCTTGAAATTGCGGATGTGTTCTTTTCGGTAGCCGTCGTCAATATAGCCGTACTTGACGCCGGAAAGCCAGCTCGTGCTATCTGCGGATGTGCAGAAATTGTTTTCCCGGATGATTTTGAAGTCGGTACAGCCCAGCAGGTGGATATCGATTTCAGGCTTCTTGTTCTTGATGTAGTGGGTGATGTAGCGTATATCCTGCTTGTGGGTCGCAGGCTTTACAATGCGCCACTCCGGGACGCTGACGGCGATGTAGTCGGAAAATTCAATCAGGCGGTCGAGACCCTTCTGTCCGTCCTCAAAGTGAAAGACGTTGATCTGCTTGCTTTCCGGCATCATGTCCTTCATGCGCTGCCTAAAATACCATGCTTCATCAACGCCAAGGACTTTCTGACAGTCGATCTCGACGATGGATGCGGTGATGTGGTTCTGTTTGACAAAGGCCATGAGCTTGTCCTGCCATTCGGTCAGGGTGGAAATGGTCTGCTTCTGTCCCTTGCCAGCGCCGAACATCAGAGTGAAAAGGCCGGAATCCTGAATGACGTGTTTCTGTTGCCGCTGCTGCTCCAGAATAATATCATCTTCCGGCAGCCTGAAATCGTCGTCAGGCTTTTTGCCGACGATATAGTTGTAGCAGCTGTACAGGCGATAGTGGGTATCTGCGGCAACGAGTGCGCAAAAGTTTTCTTTGCTGCCGTCGCTTCCGGCAAAGTGAATCTTGACGTTACGCCCTAACATAGACGCCACCTCCCTGCCCGTCTTCCTGTACGGTGACTTCCGCACAGCCGAAAGTATCGGCAATCAGTTTTGCGATCATTTCGCATGACATAGAGCCAAAGGCCATGTGCCCGTTTTCGTCGCCGAAACGGTCGGACAGAAAATGGTGGATGCGGTTCTGCGTCTGGATGATCTCCAAATCGCGGTCGTCATGTGTGACAGGGATTTTTGCGGTAATGCCGAACACATGGCGGTGGACGCTGCGCAGATATGCCAGCTCCGCCGGGGCGTCCGGCCAGTTATGAAAACCAGGAACGTCCACTTTGCAAATGATGTAGTACACAGTTCTTTCCTCCTTTCAGATGTATTTTGCCCTTTCGCGGCGCTCATTCCGATTTCTGCGCAAAAAAGAACCACCCGGCCGCTATTGCGGTCAGGTGGCAGGGCAGAGAAAAGAATGAGTGCGCTATTCTCTTTGCGTCCAGCGGCTGGGGGTGTCGGAAGCTCCCTGTCGCTTTTCGCATTGTGATAGTATCACAGATTGGTATGCGTATTCTACCTCATTTATACTCATTTATACTCATTTGTGGTACATTTTCTGTGCTTTCTAGGGTCAAAATGGCTTTTTTATGGATTCTAAGGACGGCTTCAATGTATTTTCGGTCATCGTTTCCGTACAGTGTGAGGGCTACGGCGTTCCATTTCTTGGGTCTGCAGGTGTCTTCGCACTCCGCGTCCATGTATCGCAAGCGCAGGACTTCCCTTTGCAGGCCGTCCGGGATGGCATCGACCATGCGTTCCAGCTCTTTCATTTTGTCGGAGTTGGCTTTCAAAAGGGGCAGGATCTTTTTTTCATATTCGATGTACCGCTCCACAGCAGCTTCCATCTTGTGGCTGTTGCCCGCTGTGTGTGCGCTGCCGTCGCTTTCCGGGATACCCGTCAGTCCCCCGGCGGCGTCCCGCATATCGTTCAAGCGGGAAAGCCGATTTTTATTCTCCATAGCCATTGGCAGGTATTCGGAAAGACGGTCTTTCGCTGACTGCTGCACTTGCAATTCCTCCGCTCAAATGGTATAATAACGGTTGTCCGGCGCCGTTCATCTTTAGACCGTTTGAGGTTTGAGGGTGGGCGGCTCTTTTTATGCCCAAAAGCTGCCCGGTGGTGGTTATTCGTCGTCGGTATCATCCGACCTGAATGTGCTGATGTCGATCAGAGCGCCCGTCCCCTGCCCGATCTGGTGATCGGCGTCCATGGTGGTCTGCTTGGGGCCGCCTGCGGGCGGGTTGTCGTACATAGAAGTCTGGTTTGTGGCCATGTAGACCAGCACATAGCGGCCAAGGTCTTTGTCCCAGACAAGTGCCATGCCGGTGTCGGTCTTTCCGTCGTCGGTGTCCTTGATGGGGACGGTGGTCGTGATCTTGTACTTGAGGACAGGTTTCTTTTCCGGGCCGCCCGTGTCGCCAAGCTCTGCATCGCCGTCACTAAAGACGTCCTCGTTGGTGACGGTGACGTTGAGGGCGATCTGGCCCTCGTCCATCTTGGACTTCTCCATCTTCTTCAAAAGCCGCTGCAATGCAATGTCAAAGGCTTCGCGGACGGTGTTAAAGGCCGGGGACGTGATGGACATTTCTTCGTAGTTCTGGATGGCCATTGATGATGCTCCTTTCAAAGATCGCCGAAAGTTTCGGCTTCTTGTTCGCGCCTGATAAGTTCATCCTCGTGGGTGTTTGGCTGGTCGTGCTTTTTGTGGGACTTCCCGCTCATGCGGAAAAAGTAGCCCATAGCAAATGCTAAGATGTAGTATAAAATCTTCATGGTTCCAGCTCGCTCAATCTGACAAGCACTTGAGGGGTCTCCCCGTATCGCTTTTCGACCAGCAGGCGGCAGACCTGCGCGTCGTCGTCGTAGGCGATTTTATTCAGAGAGTCCAAAACGATTTTCGCCAGATTATCAACGTCTGGCTTCTTCTGACAAAGGGTCTTGATGTCAAGCATCAAGGCTCTTTTCTTTTTTGAGGTGGATTTCGGGACAGATGAATAGCTGACGATTTCGGCCTGTATGGGGCCGGAAAGCCGCAATCCTCTGGCGGCCTGCTGATAATAGAGCCGTACCAGATTCTCATACATGACCGTTTCCTTTGGGGTGTAGGTGCTTGCGTGGCCTGCGATCTGCACGGTGCGCGGTCTGGCCTTGCCTTTAGGCTCGCCGGGGACGGCAAAGGAAATAATCATGCGGGCTGCTCCCCGGATGCCGTGTAGAGCTGCTCAAAGTTGCGCTTGGTGTATGCAAGGACGTTGCCGTCAGGCAGCCGAACAAGGTAGTCACCGGGGCGGGCGGTCATGCGTTCCCGCAGCTTGTGGTTCTGGATAATGAGGGTCAGACCGTCAAAACGGAGTGAGCCGTCCCGGATGGTGCTATTCTCAAACAGGCGGGTGCCGATGCGGTCGCGCACCCACTTCGGGGCGTCGGTGGCGTAGTCTTTGGTGAGCTGGTAGGCTTCAACGGTGGTGTCCGTGTGCTTATACTTCATTCGGGGTTTCCTCCTTCTTGGTATCCGTGGCATGGATACAGTAGACGGTAGACCGGCCCGTCTTCCCGGCTTTTTTGGTGTGCTGGCCGACGTCGTAGCCATTATCTGACAAAATAGCCGCGACGGTTCGGCGGTCTTCCTTGCTGAATATGCGGAGTTCGATTTCGTACTTCATACGGTTCTCCTTTATGTGTTGAGGTAAGCGAGGTCGTCGCGGCAGCTTTTCATCATGTTTTCGCGGCGGCGGTCTTTGCCGTTGACCTCGACCGGGATGCAGACTTCTTGCAAGCGGCTGAAAACACGGCGGCGCTCGATGGTGTTCGGGTTCGCAAATTCGGACGGGGTGATATTGGATGTAACAATCAGGGGCTTCTGGGCGGCGCAGCGGTTGTCCACGACGGTGAAAACGATCTCCTGCATGAATGAGGTGTCGCGCTCTGCATCGAGGTCGTCCAGTATGAGCAGGTCAACGGCGTTCAGCTCGTCGTAGATGGATTCCTTGTCAAACGTCCCCTGCAGGCGGTTTGCGATGTCGGCAAAGGTCGAGACCTTGACGGTGTAGCCTTTATCCAGCAGGGCGTTTGCGATGCAGCAGGCCAAAAAGGTTTTACCTGTGCCGCACGGCCCGATAAAAAACAGCCCCCGGCCACGTTCCCGCATTTCGGTGAAGTGCCGCACATAACCCTGTGCCGCATTTGTGGCCGCTGCGTTTGCGTTGTCGTCGGTGTCAAAGGTGTATGCCGCCTTTCGGTCGTTGACGCCAAAACAGGCCGCTTTGCGTCGCGCTGTGAGCATTTCGCGTTCCGCATCCCGGCGCTTCTGCTGTTCCGCTTCGCGGGCTGCCCTCTGGCAGTCGCACAAAACAGGGACAAGGCCAAGGTCAAATGCAGCGTTGTGGAAATGGTACTGCTTGGGGGTGTGGCACTTGCCGCACATCAAAAGCCCGGTCTTTGGGTCTTTGTAGTCGTCCGGGGCGACGCTCTGGACGGCCTGCGCCTGCTGCACGACCCGGTTCAATGCGGATTCGATGCTCATATCAGTTCATGCCAAACGCCGCGTACAGGCTGGGCTCTTCCTGCTCTGATTGCGCGGCGGTGGGCGTACCTCCTTTTCGTTTGTTCTGGAAATGCTGTCGGTCTGCCCGGAATCCGGCCAGCGTTGTGATGCCAGCGGACAGGCAGCGGCGCAGAATGCCATCGACGTATGTCCAGTTCGGGATATTCTGCAGGGCAGCTTCATCCATGGCGGCGCAGATCATTTCAGGCTCAATGCCTTTGGACTTCCACCACATCTGCATGGCGTCAAAGACAGCGCGTTTGATGGGGCCTATATTCTGCTCATAGGATGCCACCATCCGGCTCATGATCTCTTCCTCGTCCGATTTCTGGCGGGTGGCAATGGCCGCGGGCTGCTGGACAGGGGCTGCTGGGGAAAGAGTTCCCGCCGCCGCAGGATGCGGGGCGGGTTCTTTCTCACCGATGGCAATGCGTTCAAGGGTCGTCATGATGTAGGTGCGGTATTCGTCCGTCTTGATGTATTGGGCGACGCTGCGGACGGCCGACACCAGCTTGGGGCTTTTTGTCCAGTTGTACTTGTGCCAGTTCAAGATCAGGATCTCTTTTTTCTGCCAGTTGTACCGGATGACATCATGTATCTGCTCCATGCGGCGCAGCAGCTTCTTGACCGATTCTTCGTTATAGCCCAGCTCCTGCGCCATCTGGTTTGTGCTGATCTCGTAGCATCCGCAGATGTTGGTGTGTGGGTTCGTCAGCAGGTAGATGTAGAAATACTTATCTTCCGGGGTGAAATCGTCACAGACCTTTGTGTCACTCCAAAAAGATATGTATATCTGTCTGTACGTTGCCATCGTGTGCCCTCCTTAGAACGGCAGGTCATCGACGTCATCTTCGATGATCCGCATCTCGTCCTCTGTGTACTGGCGGGCAGGTGCGGCAGGCTGCGGCTGCTGCTGGGGCTGCTGGTAAGTTTGGGCGGGTTCTGCGCTGGGCGGGGGCGGCGCTGCCTGCTGTTCCTGCTGGGGTTCCGGGGCTGTCTGGGACTGTTCTGCAGGTGCTGCGCTCCATACGGCATTGATGACCTGTTGCAGCCAGCGGAGTTGCGTTTTGCCCGACGGGGTGACGTCCTCGGCGTCAAGCTGGTAATAGGTTTTGCCGTTGTATTCGTGCGGCTCGACCTTTTTGCCGCTGGCGATGATGCAGTCGCCCTTGTGAAGCATATCGCTCCAGAGGTCAACATCAACGCGCCAGACGTTGACGTCAATGAATTTGCCAAGCCACTTCCCTTGCTCGTTCTTTTCGCTGTCGTAGCGGACATTCAGCTTCATCAGGTAGCTGCCATTCTGGAGCCGCTTAAATTCCGGCTCTTTTGCAAGCTCACCATAAACAAGGACGCCTGTTTTACTGGTGGAAATCATTTTTCGACCTCCCGCGTATCGCTTTCAGGGGCAGCGTTTTCGAGAGCTGCCAGCGGGTCTGCTTCGTCGTTCGGGGTGGCGTCGATGATCTCGACGTCGGGTCGTGTGGGGGCTTTGGGCTTGCGCGGGCGGCGGTTAAAGGTCGGCTCAGTTTGGCTGCCCTGCGGCAGGCTGTCCGGCTCCTGTACGCCCTGCTCTTCTGCTGCATACATCGCGCCAAGGTCGGTCGGGAACGCTTCGCGGAGAGCTTGCACCATTGCAACTTTGCGAATCATGGTCGCAGGTTTGGTGCTCCACTGCTGGTTGACCTCGCCGTTGCCCTTTTTGCCAAGGTATTCAGAGAGGGCACATTCAGAGTAGTTCGGGAACTGACGGTCGGTGCGGTAGACTTTGGCCCAGCCGCCGATCAGCTTTTCACCAAAATCTTCATAGACCGCGCTGCCCTCGCGGTACTCGATTTGGTTATTGTTGGAGTTGTGGACGACGATGCCGCTTTCAATGCCTGCAAAGTGCTGGTTGCGCTCGGCCCGCTTCATAAAAGATTCCTTGCCCGGAACCATCGTTGCGGGCTTATCGCCGTACTTGATAAGATAGACCTCTTTCAGCCACGGGTTCAGGTGGTTGTAGCGGCAGAGGTTCAGGAACATCATAACTTCCTGATCGTTGACTTTATCGGCGTCGCCGCTGACCAGATAGGATTTGATAAGCTCCGGCGAAAGCTCGATCTCCTGCCCGTCTGCTTCATACTTGACAGGCTCGGACGGCATTGCAGGCGCAAGAGCTGCATCCTGCTGACGGGTTGTCGTGGTTGCGTAGTTGCCAGCGCGGGAAGTTGCCACAGGTGCGCTACGCGGGGCGGTGTTCTGGGTGTTCTGGCCCGGTACGGAAAATCCCATAATATTGACCTCCTGTTAGATCAGTTTATATTCAAGGCCGATTTTATCCAGAGCTGCGATCAGCTCCCGGCCCTGCTCGGCGGTATAGCGGACGTGCAAGGTGCGCTCAAATACTTTGGGCTGCTGCACGGGTTCCGGCTGCGGCTCAGGTTGTGCAGCGCGGAGAGAGGAAAAGTCCAGACGGCCGTTGTCGTCGATGATCTTTGACATCTCGACGTTCTGGGCGGCCTGCGCTTTGATTTCAAGGTCTTCTGCGGTGGGCCGCTGAATGACTGGAGCGGCGCGGCGGGCGGCTTCTTCGGCGGCCTTTGCTGCCGCTGCCTGCTCCTGCTGGGCTTTGTAGTCCCGGTAGGCCTTGCGCTCGGCGCGGGCTTCCTTCATGGACAGGTTTTTGAGGTAAGCGCGGCGCACGGCTTCGTATTCCTCGCCGGGTTCGCAGTCGTCGGCCAGATCGTCCAGTTCCAGCCGCTTTTCCTCGATGATGGTTTTCAGCTCCTTTTCGGCGGTGCTGAACGGGGTCGTTTTGTTCAACCAACGGGTGTCGAATATCTTGTCGATGGGGACAAGGACGGCCAGCGGCCCTGCAGCCTGCGTATAGACTGCTTCGAGCTTTGCCCGCTTGTCGGCCTTTTCTGCGTCCTCGTAGGCCTTGACCTGCACGTCGATTTCGGTAGACGTTGCCTTGATTTTCTGGCGCAGGTCTTTGGTGGTGGTTTCCAGCTCGGCCAGCGGGTCGAGGTAGACGTTTTTGGTTGCCGTGAAAGCCTTTGCAAGCTGCTTTTCCAGCGCGTTGAGCTTTGCGCGGTCTTTCTTTGCGCCGTCGATCATGTCGGCGGTGTAGACGCGGCCTGTGTACTTGCTGATAGCGTCGTTCACAAACTGTTCGACGGCTTCTTTGTTCCAGACCAGCGGCGGGATAATGGGTTTCTGAATCTGGACGGTGAGTTCTTCCATTGCTCTTACCTCCTGTTGATGGTTCAGCAGGCTTTCGCCTGTTGGCTTGCAGGCTTCGAAACGAAAATCCCGATGTCCAGCGGCTTTTGCTCACGAATAGCCTGCATGAGCTGGGCGTCCGTTTCGATGCCATATTCGCGCTTGAGGATGTCGCGCAGGCGGTCTTTAAGCTCCATCCCGGCACTTCCTTTCAAGCAGCAGCCGCATATCGCTTGCATCCCGTGAGATGTTTTCGATAAAAGCGACTATCTTTCGGAGCTGGTCACGTTCCTGCTGGCTGATTTTGCCGTCAATGGCGATCTTCAGGACAGCGTTCTGCATGGCCTGAATGTCGCCGCCGTTGGTGTGGGTCAGGAAGTTGACCGCCACGCTTTCAATGCTCCTGACCTCGCAGGTCATGGCGCTGCCGACGTGCTTTCCGATGGGACAGTCGTTTTTGCAGTAGTGGGTCTCCATTTCGGGCATACCGTAGAGGTCGGCCATCGCGCAAACAATATCCTGCGGCACGTTGGCGGTATCAACCTCATAGTTGCGCAGTGCGCTTTCCGAAATGTTCAGACGGGATGCCGCTCCAAGGCGGCTGCTGAGTGCGTCGTTATGTTCCGACGCCTTTTTCCGACACAAAAAGTAGTAGTTATCGTTGCCTTTATTGCACTCATTCTGCATATCTTCTCGGCTCCAATGCTGTAAAATAAATGTAACGGGTTAGTCGATCTCAATGACGACGTGATGAACCTCGGCATTCGAAATGCCTAACTGTTCGCTGACCTTGTTCATCACGGCACCCTTGACCGACTTGCTGATCGTCTGACGCAGGGTAGCATCGGTAGTGCCGGTCGCCTGTGCCAGATCGCTGTTGGACAGCCCTTTCATGGTCATAAGGGTCTTGACCGTGCGTTTCCAGTCCAGATGCAGTTCGAGCTTCATATTTTGGTTCTTGACCTCCTTTGCATTTTTTGGTGAGCTATGCTATATTTAGGGTATAC